ACTAATACCTCTCTATTCAAACAGAGAAGAATTTCTAAAAGGGGATTGGAAAAGTGGTAAGTTATCCAAATAGGTATTTTAAGGGATGGTGTTCTAATGAAGGTAATCCACGATCTCATATTCTTCATTATCATATTCTCACTATTCGAGATATTAGTGACTATAATGGCGGACTTATACCAGAAGAAGTAAATTCTTTAGAAGAATACTTTAATGTTGATGGTATAGGAATTGATGATCCATATTATATGGTTACTGGAACATTCAAGTTTGATTTTGCACGAACTCCTATTAAAATTCTGGAAACAAGTGAACTAAAAATAGCCATTGATATTGTTGAACAACTAACAGGGAATATTATCAGAGAAGATGAAGTATACAATTCACGATGATGGTTTTGGTTGTTTTGAAGAAGGTGGTTGTGCTGAATTCTATTGGATAAAAGAGGATAAAACTCTTGGATTCAAACAATTTGGCAGCAAAAAGAGTGCCACAGTTACTTACAACAAACAAAAACTACTAAGTAAATTTGATCTTGCCCCAAAAGTTATTGGCAAAATCACCAAATTAAAATATGAATGGGGAGATGAAACAAATTGGGGATATGTTACAGAAAGAGCTAAAATTCTCGACGAAAAGGTGATGAAAAAACGATTACGAGATATTCAGAATCTTGTGGAAACTATTGAGAACAAAACTCGTCTAAGATTTTGGGATTGTCATTATTGGAATATTGGTTATGTGAAACGAAATAATAAGGCTAAACTGGTCTGTATTGATACTGGGCCTGAGAGTTTTAATCGTGATGCTGATGCTTGGGGCATGGGAACTCCTGGCCCAAAATGCGGTTATTGTAGTAGGTATCAATGTCGTTGTAGCGATTCTTATTGGTGTGATTAGATGGTGTATTCTTTAGTATAAGGAGTATTATTTATGTCTAAAGAATTTAACGATATAATCAGAGAAATCAATAAGCAAAATAAAGAACTACATAGTATAGATAATAGCATATCTAAAGAAGTAGTTAAAGAAATATCTGATCTTAAAAAAAGTGTCAAAAACATAGAAAATAAAATACGATCTATGGATGACACTCTGATTAAATTATTTGACATACTCAATACTATAACTGTTTTTATTGAGGACGCTGAATCCATGAATGGAGATGATTTAGACGATGAAGAAGACTGGACTCCTTATGATGAAAGAAATTTTTCATACAACAATGACGAAGATGATGATGATGAGGAGGAAAGCGAATGGAATATTCATGAGGACGAAAGTTAATGGCTAGTTTGGCATTACTAGTAACACTAATGTTTTTATTTGTGGTGCTACTTGGGCCAGCAACGTGGTTATTAAGTAAATCAAGATTCATTCCAAAATTCGTAATATACATAATGGGACTTTTGAGCATTTTAATAGGAATATATTGGTGTTTTTTACCAGTTAATTTACTCAGATTTTTTGGACTCCTTACGGCATATTTAGGATGGATGGCGATACAATCTAAAGATAGAGGGGCTTGACAACCGATAACACTGTGGTATGATTGGACTATCACAGGAACGATTCACAGGACATTTGGAGACATAAAGATGAAGTTGGCAGATCGCGTTATTGAGACTCATAGTGCTGGTGTTCGTAGCGAGTCTGGTTTTACAATCGCTCAGACTAGCAAAATGTTTAAAATCCTTTCGGACTCTCTTTATTCCGATAAGGTGATGGCAGTTATTCGTGAACTGTCTACTAATGCTTATGATAGTCATATTAGTGCTGGTAATAAGAATCCCTTCAAGGTGATCTTGCCAACATCTGCTAATCCTTCTTTTACCGTGCGTGATTATGGCACTGGTCTTAGTCAGGGAGATATGGAGAACCTGTATACAACTTACGGTGCTTCTAATAAGAATGATAGCAACGATTTTGTAGGTTGTCTTGGTCTTGGTAGCAAGAGTCCGTTTGCTTATACCAAGAGTTTTACCACCAGTTCTTATTTTAATGGAACTAAGTATACTTATATCGCCGCTATTGATGACAGCGGTGTTCCTACTCTGAATCTTTTTAATACTTGTGAAACTGATGAGGCTAATGGTCTTGAAATCAGTTTTGCTGTTAAGAACCATGATTTTAGTGAGTTTACCAATAAGGCTATCAGGATTTTCCATTATTTCCGAATGAAACCTATTATTGAGGGTGGACTTGGAGATAATCTGCAAGATCATAAGTATAGCAATACTAATATTGTGATCAGCGGTAATGGCTGGAGAGTTTGCAGACTTAATAACGATACTCAGTATTATCCTAATAATTATCATCGTATTGATAGTGGTGTTGTTGCTATCATGGGAAATATTGCATATCCTGTTCAGACCGCTCAGATTATTGGTCAGGAAAAGGAAGATCAACCAGATCATATTGCCAAGTGGAATAGGGCTTTCCAGAAAGCCGATATTGATTCGTGGAAGAGTTTCGTTACTGAGATCATTAACTCTGGTCTTTATCTGGAACTTGATTTTGGTATTGGCGAACTGGAAATGGACGTTTCCCGTGAAGGTTTGCAGTATACTAAGAGCGTTATTAAAACTCTGCGTCAAAAGACTCAAGAGATTTATCTTGAGATGAAGGATGAATTTAGTAAGAAGATTTCTGCTGCTAAGACCAAGATTGAGGCTATCACAACATATTATCAGATGAATGAATTGTCTGGTGGATGGGGTGTTGGTGCATCTTGGACTGACCCTAATGGTAAGAGCCACAATATTAATAGTGGTGCTGACCTTGAATATAAAATCAAGGCTGGCAAGAACCTGTACGTTTTTAATTACAAGAGCAGCGGGTATCGTTCACGACGCCTTATTTCTCTAACAGACAAAATCCATCATGATACTCTTACTGGTAAGGGATATTCTTACTGGAATAGTCAGAAGAAGAATGGGAAAATTGCTTTTTTTGTTTGTGACGTTAAGGGTGAAGAAACTGCCAAGAAGATTGTGACACGTTATTGTAATCAAAATGATTGTTTTGCTTACATGATTATGGACACAAAGGATCATACTCAAAGCGACAAGGGTTTTGATGATCTGATTAATGATGTCGGTAGTGAGAATCTGCTCAAGGTTTCTGATTATAAACATCTTACTCAAAGTTCTGGCCCTCGTAAAAGTGGAGTCAGAAATAGTAATGGTAGTGTGAGCGATCAAGATATATTCTTTATTCATGGTCAGTCTAAGGATTCTGGTAAACTTAGTGTCGAATATAACGATGCTCTTAGTTTGAAAACTCTTACAAGTGACGAACTAGACGAATTGAGTGATAGTGATTCTATCATTTATGTTCCTATTCTTCGTTATCAAAGCACACCAGAGTTTCCTAAGATTAATAATATTGTATCGCTATTTGATAATGAGAATATCAAGGGACTATTTGGAGATGTGAAGGTTTATGCTATCAAGAGCAATTTTGTAGCAAAAATGACCAGTGAAGGACACAATCTTGTTGACTTTAATACTTGGTTTAAAAAGATTCTCTCAACAAAGATTAAGAGTTATTTTAACAATACCAATGAGTACAACTCTATTGTTGAATTCTACAAAAAGGAATTTATCAGTAAGGATGGTGATAACGATAATTATTATTACAATCATGGAACATTGGTTAGTCAGTTCTCTTGTCATATGTTGAGTATTTTTGGTCTTGAATATAAGAAATATATCAAGAATACTGAACTATCCAATATTATTGATAGTTTTCTTGTAATGGAATTCTTTGCCGATACTATGCACAGAGCAACTTTTGATCTGAAACGATTCTCTCAGACTGAATATTTTGACCATATCAACTCTTTGCTCAAGGATCGAGGTATTGATCATCTTGATAGTAAGGAACTCAAGAAGAAAAATGTACAATATAACACTCTTATAAATATTCAACATCAGATGTTTGACCATTCTGATGATATTGAGGGATATACTAAATTGTTTAAGTCTGATGCTAAAGCAATCAAGTATAATTTGACCAAAGCGGCAGACTTGAAGAAAATTCTTAAAGTCGAGGTTGACAAGAACCCGATGCTGAAGTATATTATGGGAAGCAACCAGATTAATGGCAATCTTAGAGATTTGGACAGCAAGTATAATCCTATCTCTCAATTTGCTGATAATTATTATGGTAAGAGAAATAATGCTGTATGGGTTGAGAGTATGGATAGCGACAAGGTTGAATTGTTTAAGATTCAGTTGAGTAGTTTGATCAAGTAATTCACAAGGTAACTAAAAACAATAGGAGTTTATATCATGAGTGTTCCGTTTATGTTTGTCGATGGTAATCTGACAGTTGTGCTGAACAACAAGAGTTTTCAAGTTCTGCCTGACCACCTTAACTACAAGATGATTCTGGAGGCATTGCCTACTGCAACATCTGACGAGTTGATTGAAATGATTGATATTGAGAAGGCGGTTGCTACTTTTAGTGACGGTCTTGTTGAGATCAAGAATGGTCAGGTAACTTATGAGGGTGAGGTTGTTCATGGGTCGATTAGCAAGAGAATTCTGGAGTTTATGAGCAAGGGTCTGCCTTTTCAGCCTCTTGTTAATTTCCTGAATAATCTTATGGGTAATCCTAGTATGCAAAGTCAAAAGGAACTCTATGATTTCCTTGAGCATGAGCATCTGCCCATTACTGAGGATGGTTATTTCCTTGCTTATAAGGCAGTCAGAGCAGATTACATGGACAAATATCGCGGAGTATTTGATAATCATGTTGGTAATGTTTGTGAAATGACCCGATCAAAGGTTGATGATGATCGTGGCCGAGGTTGCTCTAATGGGCTTCATGCTGGTGCATTGAATTATGTGGCCGGTTATGGCAGTCTTGAAAATGGCGATAAGATCGTTATCGTTAAGATTAATCCTGCTGATGTTGTGAGTGTTCCTAGTGATTGTAACTATGAGAAACTTCGCACTTGCCGATATGAAGTTGTCGGAGAGTATCAAGGCGAACTTCTCAAGCCTCTTTATTCATCTGTCTTTAGTGAGGATGATTACGAGGATGAGGATGAAGATTATGATAATGATTATGATTGGGGATGGAATGAGGATGATGACGAAGAGGCTTATGCTGAAGATGATGAGGAAGATTACGACGATTATAACTGATTAATAAAAATAAAGTGGAGTCTGGTGACTAAGATAATAGCCTCTGGTTGGGAAACTCAACAAACGCTATTTGAGAGAGGTTCAATTCCTCTCCCGCTATTTTATATCGCTAATGATAGTAGAGGTTGCTATCCCGATATTGGTTTGGGTTGTTTACAATTACAGGTAATGGTGAAATATGTTTAAGATGGAACTTGGTTTTAATCCGTATGACAAGGCTAACAGCAGTGCTGAAAAGCGTTATGCTAATTCGTGGAATGGACTGCAAGAGCAGTTTCTAAATTCTTTTAATCTGGTTGGTCATATCTTTTGCTATAATGGAGATCCTCGTAGAAAGATTAGTAGTATGAAGCATACTAATGATCTTGTTGAGGTTCGTAATGCTAATGAGAATAGCAACTCTGATGCTTACTTCTATGTTAACGGTGGACGAAAGCAGTATGCTATCAATACCATTGCTTGTTGTTTTGTAGATATTGATGCTGGACGAGACGCTGCTGGAAACTATCTGCCCAGTAAAGAGGTTATGAAGTTTAAGCAGTCTGCTCTTGATAAGATCAATAACTTTGCTGTTAAGCCAAGTTGGGTAGTTGATACTCGTAATGGTTATCAGATTTATTGGATTCTGGACGATCAGAGTCGAACTCTAGTTAATCAAACCACATGGAATGGTATTCAGAAGAAACTGGTAAATTACTTTGGTGGAGATGCACGAGCCATCAAGATTAATCAGATTTATCGAGTTCCTTATACTTGGTGGCGTAAGTGCTGGGAAAAGAAAGCATCTTACTTTACAAGTATTCTGACTGGCTCAACTGGTCATAGAATTAATGTTCAAGATTTAATCTCTGCATTAAATGGTCAGCCAGCAACAGTAACCATTGTTCCTAATGCTACTAGTGATGCTTGGTTTGACCAGTGGAGAAAAACCTATAAGAAGTCTGATGCTACTGGACTTCCTGTAACGGTTGATGCTGCTGCAAAGATTCTGAATGAACTTAATAGTCAAAGAGCAGTCTATACAAATAGCAGTGCCGATTATTGTGGTCAAAAGAATACTCAGGATAGTGTGTGGGTAGACTTTAATAAGGAACTTAACAGTCCACAAAAGCATAGTGACTATAAGTGCAACAACTTTTATACTAATAATTACGAGAAGGCTTATGGTGATCCGTCGCCAGTGTTGCCTTCTCATGCTGGTGACAGTGGTTTAGTTTTGAGTGGGGAGCAGGCCAAACTTTTAAAAACGGTGGTCGAGTACCTCAACCAAGCATCTACAGCGTTGTATTTCAGTAACAACCGATTCCTTTCTGGTGCTGCCAGAGACTTGGCAAGCCAGATTAGTGATAAGTTTTGCGTAGGTTGAATTATGAACAATCAAGAATATCCAGAAAATAATGATCCTTATAAATTCTACTTTCAGATAGATACTGAATGGGTTAAGAAATATATGGATAGTCTGCTTAATAAGATAGAATATAAATGGATAACTAAGGATATTATAGAGGATGTGTTGAATAAACTACCTCAATATAAGGTTGAACCTGTTGATGGATTTCCGTTTGTTTCGTTACCTGTGAATGATTACTTCTCCAATACAGCGGGGGATAAAACCTCCCTGTATTTGGGGAATAATCATTACAACGAAGGAATATGGAAAATTAAATATTTTGTTTATAAGAAACTTCAAAAAGAATATGAATTACATTTACAGGCTCATGCTAAACATGTGGTTAGTCAGCCAAGATATTACGAATGTTTATTTGAAATACTTAATTAGGAAGACTTATGAAAGATAACTGGTATGTAATTCACGACATGGATGCGTTCACTAACCACGCCAGAGTATTAGTTTATAATGCTTTTGGCAGTGGTTTATCGGAAGATAAAGATGATCCAGAAATTGATGATCTAATATCTGTTAAGCCAGAAGATAAGGATGAATTAGATAAAATATTATCTTTTGAAGAATCTTTGAATATCACAACCCAAATCGTTAAAAAACAGAAAAACAAAAAGACAAATAGTATACGATATGTTGTAAACGATATTATATTTTCAGAAGTATTAGATTCTTTGAATGACAGAATGGTGAGTAATCTGTTGAATAACTTGGTAAATAAGGGAGTTCTTGAAACGGGATTTGATAATGAGACTAATGATTTCCTATTTTGGATAAAAGAAAATGATAAAAACAAATCTGAAAAGCCAGAAACCGATTGAGACTGATGCCTCTTTTAAATATCAGTGTCCTTCAGAAGATTGTAATAATAAACATTGGCTATTTATAAGACAGGCTCAGGTTAAAAACTTTAAGATAGTCTGTGAGTGTGGTTTGGTTTTCAAGCCAAAACAGATAAAACATATTAAAATAATTTACGAAAAGCCCAAAAGGAAACGAAAGACATCAGAAGATATTGTTGATAGTATTCCTGTTGACCTTTTGAATCAATGTGCTAAAGTTCTGTCTGGCTATGGATTTGATTTGGACGAGTCTAAAGAATTAATTAAGCAATCATATAATTCTTGCAAGACTAATGATATTGGATCTTTAATTAAAAACGCTTTAAAATCTTTTGGAGAAAAAAATGGCTAAAGGTATTCGACCATCAACTTTTGACGAGATCATTGGACAGGATAATGTCAAAGAGCGTCTACGAGTCTCTGTGAGGGGTTGTAAAAACACAGGCACGGTGATGCCTCACGTTTTAATAGACGGCCCTCCTGGCCTTGGAAAGACCACCATAGCGAGTGCCATAGCCAACGAGTTGGGGGTGAACCTTTATACCACCAATGCGGCAAACATACGCAGCATCAAAAATATACTTCCGTATATTATGGGTATTGAGCCAAGATCAGTTTTGTTCATTGATGAAATCCACAGATTGCCTAAGATTGTGGAAGAATTTCTATATCCGATCATGGAAGATTTTGTTCTTAATATTACTGTTAAGAATGACGAAGATAAAGATGTTCCAGAAACTATTGATCTGCCAGTATTTACTGTGGTTGGGGCCACAACTAGTGGCGGAAGTTTAAGTCAACCCTTTTATGATCGTTTCTGCATTAAAGAACATTTATCTTTTTATAATACTGATGATCTAGCTAAACTAGCAAGGTTGAACTCGTCTAAATTAGGGGTAGTCATAGAGGATTGCGACCTCTTGGAGATTGCTAAACGAAGCAAAGGAACTCCACGAATTCTAAATGCTAGATTGCAGTGGTATAAGAACTATATGTCTTGTAATCCTGATAAGGTTATTTCTATAGATGAGATATTTAATGTTCAAGGTATTGATCATAATGGTCTTGATATTTATGACAGGTTATATATTGATATCTTGAAAAAGAGTAAAGGATCCCCACTTGGATTAAAAGCAATATCATCAATGACAGGCATCGCCATTGAAACCATTGAGAATAGTATTGAGCCTTTTCTTGTTAGACGAGGATATGTAATCAGAACCCAAAAGGGAAGAGTCTTAGGATCTCAACCATAATAATTTAATATCAATAAATATATAATGTCAAGATACTAAAGGGGCCTTTTTGGCCCCTTTTTTATTGGCATGGTGGTGTAAATCTACTTTAGAGGAAACTATGGTAGATACTATACGCATACTATTGATCGTATTAATACTATTAAATATAGTATTTTTCTTTTTGGGATACTCTATTGGCCGATTAAATAATAGTCAGGCCAATATTGAGAGTCAGCCAGTTTCTTTTTTTGGCAAACAAAAGTTAGTATCTGATGACAAAATAACAAATAAAGTTACTATTGATGAGAGCAAATTTGTAACAGATATTAAAACGTCTGGCATGGAGAAAAAATACGAAAATCTTGGTGAAACTAAAATTTCTACTGAAAATATAGAATCTTCAATCAATAAACTAAAAAATATAAAGAGGTAAATTATGAGTAAAGGTTTAGATGTTGGAACTAGTTATATTGTTTTATCTCAAGATTCTAAAGATGGCATCGTCTATAAAGATTTTAGGGATGCTTTCTATATTATAAAACCAACTACTCCTGTTGCAACCAAAATGATTGAAAAAGGACTATCGGGAAAAGTTTTTGTTAAGGATGCAGACGGATCATTTTTAATTTTAGGTAAGGATGCCATAGAAAAAGCCATTGAACGTAACGACAACGCTAAAAGACCCATGAGCAAAGGCGTTGTGTCTGCTAAAGAGAAGGACGCAAAGCGTGTGCTGGCTTTCATTTTAAAAGAAGTGGCTGGTCAGGCATCAGAACTAAATGAAAAACTGGTATTCTGCGTACCCGCACAGCCTGTTGATCAAGAAGATGAGGATTTTGACGTTGGATATCATGAAGATGTAGTCAAGGCCATTTTGGGTGAATGTGGATATGATGCTAAAGCCATTAATGAGGCTGAAGCTTTATGCTATGCTGAATTGGGTGATGAAGATTATACTGGTATTGCCGTATCATGTGGTGCAGGAATGACTAATGTTTGTGTTATGTTGAATGGTGAACCAACGGTGGTATTTAGTACAACAAAGTCGGGCGATTGGGTAGATCGTATGAGTGCTGTTGCAACAGGAGAAAAGGATAGTGTTGTTCAAGCCGAAAAAGAAGGTGGTGGATTTACAATTGGCGAACATAGTGATAATCCTGTTTTATCTGCTGTATCTTCATATTATGAAAGATTAATTGATTATACTACTAAACAATTAACAGCAGCATTATCTGATCATAAAGCACTACCAAAATTTAAAAGCCCATTAACCGTTGTTGTTGCTGGTGGAACTTCTCAAGCAAAGGGTTATGTTGAGAATTTTACTAAAAAACTATCAGAAAATAATTTTCCTTTACAGGTTAAGGTAGTCAAGCACGCCTCAGACCCCTTACATGCGGTTTCTAAAGGTTGTTTAATAGCAGCAAAAGTTCTTTAAGGATTATTTAAAATGATTCCGAATAAAAAAATAAAATCAGATTGTTTTAAATGTACACAAGGACCAACACCAACACCAACAAGAACTCCTAGACCAACAATTACTCCTAGCAGAACGCCAAAACCAACAATTACTCCTAGTAGAACAAATAGGCTTATTACTCCAACACCAAGTTCTAGCTATAATATAAAAATAAAAACTTTAAATTTCATACCATAGGATATGTATGATACTACAATAATCTTTGAGATTTTAATGTTATGAAAATAAAATCAGATTGTTGTGGTGGAAAATGGGTAGTCAATAAAACACCAACACCAACCCAAACACCCAAACAAACAGTAACACCAAGCATAACAGTTACAGCAACGCCATCGTCAATAAGCGGTGACACTCCTACTCCAACGCCAAGCATAACAGTTACAGCAACGCCATCATCAACAAGCGGCGACACTCCTACTCCAACGCCAAGCATAACAGTCACAGCAACGCCATCGTCAACAAGCGGCGACACTCCTACTCCAACGCCAAGCATAACAGCCACAGCAACGCCATCATCAACAAGCGGTGACACTCCTACTCCAACGCCAACGATAGGCAGTACTCAAACACCAACCAGAACAACAACCAACACTAACACACCCACCAAAACAATCATAAACACAAAAACGCCAACACCAAGTGTCACGCCAAGCATTAGTTTAAGCCCTACTGTTACTCCCACTATAACAAACACGCCCACTATAACGGTTAGTATTAGTCCAACAAAGAGTACTACTCCAAGCGTAACTCCAACGGTCACTACTACGGTAACAAACACCCCAACAGTAACTCCAACCATAACATCGAATTTTGCGCAACCAATAAACATAAAATGCATAACCGATATGGGCAAGCAGTGGGGAATAACCTATAATGTAAGAGATTATTCTGTTGTGTATGGGCTAGATTCTGGAGCACAATGGAGAAACATAGCTTCTGAAGAATATCCTTATTCAATAGTTCAAACAGAAACAACCATAAAAAACTCAATTGATTTTGAAATAAATGAACCATTAATGATATTTGTCGCACAGACCACAAGTTCTTCTGATGGCATAACTGATAATTACATATTAAAACAAAAAACAATTAATAAAAATAATAAAAACATATTAGTTTTAGATTGTATAGATAAAAATAAAACACAAATTGAAAAATCAGATAAATTTAATTCTAAATATGCTCCTGCTAATTTTAATGTTTTAGTATATGGTTCTATGTGTGTTGTAGATTGGTCCTATCCAATTGAAGCACCTAGTCGATTTGATACACCTAACTTGTATAGGCTGAATATGTCTAGCACAAATGATCTTTCAAAGATAAAACAAATCGACTCGTGGCTAACTGGAGATTTTGATCTAGAAAATAGTTTTATTATTAAACCGGGTGGTGGAGGTTTGAGCGTTCTTACATCGTTTACTGTTTTTTGTAAAAGGCCTGATTATAATCCTAAAGCGTCTTTTATAACTGTGTTTGCAGACTATAATAGGCCTGTTGATTTAAACATACAAGATCCTTGGGATATGAATAATAATAATGGCAAAATTTGGCCTGCGGGGTCTTATGCTATTATATGGGGCGATAGTTCACCTTATGATACTGTATCAACGATTGCCCCAAAATTGACAACGGCCCCACTTACATCGTACGATGGCAGGATTAGGATGGTGTGGAATGGATCATCATACAGAGTTGCTCAAATGATAAACATAAATGGAGTATGTTTAGATAATGATTTTAATTATTATAGAATTGGAATGTATAAATATAATGCAAGTACTATGGAATATGATTTTTATAAAGCTGTTAAAATTAGAAAAACAGTATTAAATCAGATTTATAGCTATGAATTTGACAACATTCTTAACGGACTTTATAAGGTGTATGTCTTTGCAGACTATAGCGTGGATGATGGTGCGTTTGGTGATAATATTGATCCATTTTCAATAACATCTACCATAGCTTCTAATGTTTTTATTTATTCAGTAATATAAGGGCTGGTATGAATAACAAAATTAAATCAAATTGTTGTGACTGTGTAATAATTTCTCCAACACCAACACGCACACCAAGACCAACAGCAACACCAACAAAAACCCCAAAACCAACAGTAACTTCAAGTCGAAAACTTAAAGTTCCAACTCCAACGCCAACCACTTCGCTGAGAGCAACAGTAACGCCAACAGCCACGCTAGGAGCAACAACAACACCAACAACCACGCTAAGAGCAACAGTAACGCCAACAGCCACGCTAGGAGCAACAACAACACCAACAACCACGCTAAGAGCAACAGTAACGCCAACAACTACGCTAAGAGCAACAACAACGCCGACAACCACGCTAGGAGCAACAACAACGCCAACATCAACATTGCAAAGAACAGCAACTCCAACTCTTACGGTCACACCAACAAAAACAACCGAATCATTGACATGTCCACCTATAGATTCATGGCCTATGGGTATGGTTGGCTATCAAAGAGAGGCTGGTATGTCCATTGTTGGTTTAACATCTGGAGCAATAAGAACATCGAGCACAACAAGAACAGAAGGACAATATCAATGGACATTTATCAAGGCTTTAGGACCTAATCCACAACAAGGAACAATTACTTCCGCAGAATTATTTGTTAATGATGCTGGCAGTAATAATATTCCGTTCATTATTGGAGAACGCATAACAGTATATACTATGGCTCTAAATATACAGAATCATAACGGAACATACTATTTACATAACTATAGAATTATTGATTCGCCAGATGGTCAATTGGGAGAGATAACGGTATCTTGTAGTCAATTAAGTCAAACGACTTTAACACCAACTCCAACAGCCACGCTACAGCAAACACCAACTCCAACAGCCACGCTACAGCAAACAGCAACTCCAACAGCCACGCTACAGCAAACACCAACCCCAACTAAAAGATCACAGTCAGGAGGAGCATTTCCAGCAGCTCCTTCTAATCTTGTTGCTCTGGAGGGTAACCTAGCAATTGACCTTAGTTGGGATGCTCCGGTCAGTATTAGACCAGGAGATACAGGATATGCATTCGCACACAGAGTTAAAGGAGCAGCTAATTGGATATACTATGGTTATAACACTTTAAACGAAAGAAGAAAAATTATCACAGGACTAATTAACGATACAGAGTATGAGATAAAAGTTGGAACAACTAGTGGCGGACCATTTGATAATGCTGTATGGTC